TTATTTTTTGTACAGTTGATAGTGTGGATGCTGGTTTGTTGCCAGCAGAAACAAAGACCAGCGCTCAACACCCATCTGCCTAGTAGATGACTCATAGTGCAGCCAAGCCCGCGCGCCGTTCGGAGATCCTGCCAACGTAGCAGCTTCCCGCAACGTAAGATTTGCATCCAGCCTAGCCTGCTTAATTTCTGCTGGCGATGCAACAGGCACTATTAAAGCTTGAGGGTCTGCCAAAACCGATGCCAGATACTTTTTATGAGCGGGAATCTTTTGCTTTTGCCGCAACGTGCGGACAGATCGCACAGACACACCCAACGACCTGGCTAAATCGGCATCAGACACTTTTCCAAGTTGAGCGCAGATTTGCTCTTTAATTTCTGGCGTGCCACCAATTTTATAAACGGCAGTCTTGATCCCGTTTTTTTTCCGGTAGCGGTAGACATAGGTTTCGTCTACCCCTAGCATTTCGCCAATTTTTTTATCAGGAACCTTGCCGAGTTGAGCCAGAATTTCTGGCGTCCAAGACACATTTTTGTATTTTGTCATGATGATTTATTTTTTGCGATAAACATCTGAGCCTCTTTGGTCAGGCGCTGCACGCGCTCGACAAGTTGGTGCACCGGAACGCCCCGCGAGGTTTCTCGCGCTTGGAAGATGGCCATGCTGGCGTCGTCGGTTTCCAAGTCTACGAAACCTGCGCCGTGCGTCACCAAGAAGCGCAGGCCTGATGTGTGCACTAGGTGGCCTTGCTCGTCGCGGCGCCAGGCTTTGTGCCAGCCGAAATTTTTGTTAGTCATGGCGGGTGCCTCGGTAAAGTGGGTCGTTCATCTTCATGGCTTCCATTTTTTTGGCGTAATCCAGCACCGCCCGGGCATCGTCAAACACCAGCGGGGCAAGGGTCTGGGGTTTGACGACTTGGTTTTTCAGCGCCAGGTAGGTGAGCTGTATGCCTGCAATCTCGAAGTGCACTTGCGGGCACTTGGCGCCGCCGTAGATAGCGGGCGTTTTGTTGGGGATCAGGTAGCCACCACAAAATGACTCAAAGGCTTTTTGTACTTGGGGTTTGCGCATGATTTGCTCCAAATGCCCGCCGTGGCGGGCGGGTTGGTTTAGGCTGCAATGATGGCATCGAGGGCAGCTTCAAGCGCTGCCCAGTCAGCAAATGCCCAAGCTTTGTTCAGGCCGTCCCAGCGGGCACCAGCTGCTTTGAGTTGTTCTTTGATGCCGAAGGTGTTGCCAGTCAAACCGGGTTTTGCACCCCAGCCAGAGCCGCACAGGCCAGCTGTGCAAGCGATGGAGGCGGCCTTGCTGTTGATGACTTCTTGACCGTGGACGTTGCTAATAAACATTTTGGATTCCTCTTAAGGAGCCAACTGCCGGTTGGTGTCGGTGGACTTGCTTTATTGCCTGTCCATGGGTCAAATGATATACTCATTGTGAGTATATGCAAGCCTTTTTTGATTTTTTTGAAAATATTTTCTAGGGGTTTACCCTAATGTTTAGGGTTCAAGGCGTCATAGACGGTGTTGTATTTGCCTTGGCACTCGATAAGCTGTAGTCGTAATTTGTCGGCTCTGGCACCCTCCCCAACAAGAAACTCTGAATCCTGCCTGAGAAGGTCGGCTCCTGTTGCGCCGAGGGCTGATCCAGTGGCGGGATTGCTGGGCACACCGCCTGCACTATCACGCGCGGGGCGGTTGCGCAGCCCTGCAACAGCAGCAGCCACAGTGTTGTTAAGGCTAGAAATTTGCGCATTGGTGGTGCTCCTTTGGCTTGCAAAATCGGTGATCAAAGTCTGGGTGGTGGTCAGCGCGGCGACGGCCACTTTGGCGCTTTGTATCGCCTCGTCTTTTGTCTCAGCATCCCAGCGGGCTTGCACGCTGGCGGCGCCACGGTCGTAGATCCAGTTGTAGCCATACCAACCCGCAGTAGCCAAGATAGCAACGGCGGCAAGCTCCAGCCACACGCGGGGGTTAAGGGTGGCCAGGTTCATGATGCGCCCCAAGGTGGTAGGTCTACCGTCTGGCCAGCCAGCGCGTGGGTGCAGTCGCCCAGGAACTGGATGCGGCCATCGGTGACAAAGCTGTGGCAGGTTTTGGGTGGGGCACCATCTTGGCCAGCGTCTGCGCCGTCGTAGCTGACCAGCACCGAAGGCGTGAAGGTGGGCTTGGTGACGTCGCCATTCCAGCCCCAAGCGCCCTGCCCCTCAATTTGTACTTTGTGCGCTTGCTGGCAGGCCGGGCAGCGAAACAGGATGTAGGTGCCGTCCGGGTTGTGCATGATGACTCCAGTGCTCATGCCAGTGCCGCCTGCGCCAGGTCGGCGCGGTGCTCGCGGTCGGTCAGGCCGATCAGGCCGCCGTTGACGCGCTCGGTGATCTTTTCAGGGTCGCCAATGAGGCTGTCTGGAATTGTTGCCTCCCACCACAAAATGGCGGCTTTGAGGGCGTAGTCTGGTTGCTCCAGCAGCTCAGGCTGGCGCACCAGGTCGATGCCCATCAGATCACTCATCAAACGGTAGTTGACCTTGCCGGTAATCTGTATCGGCGTGCGTCCACGGTAGCGCCACCCATCGCCCGGCTGGGTGTTGCCCATGCGCCCGCCGTACACCCGGTTGGCCAGCGCCTCTGGGTTGTTGGCATAAGGCCGGGCATCGGCCAGCGTGGGGAAGCGCTTGGGCCACACTTGGCACAGCCGGGCGGCGCTGTAGTTCAGGTTTTCAGTGAACTCGGTCAGGCCGTTGCTTTCATGCAGGATTTGGCCCAAGAAGTCGTCAATCTCAGCGTCTCCCTGGCTGAACGTGTGCTCACCCACTTGGCGGGCAAATACGGGTGCCCAAGCGCTGGCCACGGAGATGCGCACTTGACAGTGCAGCAGGCTATTGAGCCATTGGCTGGTGTCTCTGATCATGATCAACCTTCTTTGACGCGGGTTCGGACGATCAGCACCGCAAAGCCCGCCGCTATGGCGGTCTCTGACAGGCTGGGCGGCTTGGCGCTGGTGGCTTGCAGGGCGAAAAACAGTGGCGCAAACACCGCCAACGCACCACCGATGGCCAGCAACGCCCAGGCCAGCGCTTTGAGACTGGCTACCAGCCGGGCATGGGGTGTGAGGCCTGGAGCGCAGGGCGCGGTGCGCTCCACCTTATTAAGCGCCTCGGCCAGGATGACCAGCCCGGCCAGCCAGTGCAAGATCAGCAAACCGGTGCTCATGGTGCGCCCTCCCCAGCCTTGGCGGCTGGTGTGCCAAAGCGGGCAATGAGCTGCAGCAGCACGCGCTGCGCACCGCCACCCACCCCAAAGGCCGCACCCAAAAACATGCTGTCTGGCAGGCTCCACATCAGCAGGGCCAGCGGGGTTAGGTAACCAGCGGTGATGCTGCTGGCCAGCGCCACAAAAATGCGTTTGGCCGTGGTGCGAATCAGGTGCTGCCAGGTGTCGCCCGAGGCGGGCACAGTGTTGAGCAGGATGATGGCCACCAGGCTGCCACAAAAGCCAGCGATCAGCACGTCTGCCCGCAGGCCAAGGGGCACGCCAAATGCTGACAGCATGGGCACGCAGACCCCGGCGGCTGCGTAGGTTACGCCAGCGGCGCAGGTGGATGTAGGTTCGGGCATATCGTTTCCAAAATTGTTAGATGTAAAACCACCCCAAAGCAGCTTGGGTGACGTGCAAGCTAGTCTTAGCTCATTGCCGTAAAAATCGTCTGCTTGCGCTCTGCCGTCAGCAGCCCGGCAGACACCAGCGCATCCAGGCCAGCTACAGCGCGCCTATCCGTGATCGTGACGCAGCCACTGGCTAGCATGCGGTCGTACCAAAGTTTGACCACTGGCACTGACATCGCGGCCGTCACCAATCCGATCTGCTCAGATTCGCTACACATGCTTAAAAAAAATTCAAACGGTTTGACCACTGGCTCAGCAGCCACCTCTGCTGCGTACATGGCATCGGCCTGCGCTTCGGTTATAGGAACAAGTTTTTTATCGATGAAGTCATCTTGTGATCCATCACCTTCAAATGCGTAGCGAGTCTGCGTGGCTGGGTCTAAGTAATATTTCATTAAGATTTCTCCGTCCATATCACACCAGGAGTGCCGCCCGCTGTGATCGAATAGGTCCGACCAGCGGGTACCGGGTAGCTGAGGCAGAGAGGGGTCGCACTAGGACTGTTGTTTCCGACACGATCAATCACTCCACCATCAACCGTCATGCTTGCGGCCTGTCCAGCAGCCAGGGTGACAACAACTTTCACAAACCTTTCACGGCGAGCGGAGTTTGTATAGACGGTGCCGTCCACCTTCCTGTCTGGTGCAGCATAAAACACGGGGGGATTCCACCCTTGTATAAAACCCGAGCTGGCAATGGTCTGCCAGTTTGTCCCGTCAAAACAAAGTTCCAGGGAGTCCCCCTGCCACAAGTCGATAGTTGTCGCATAGCTTGTAAAAGGCCCGCAAATTGTGGCCCCGCCACTGCGGGCTAACGTACAAACGACGGTAGATAAATTCACAACAGTAATAACGATGCCAGCGGGCGGATTGTTCGGCAGCGTTAAAGTTCCTGCGGAAGCACTTGCGTAATAACAAGCGCGGCCAAAGTCAGCAGTGGTTAAAGTTGCTGACGCGGTAAACGCCGTGTACCCCGCACTGTGCAGCCCAACTGACTGAACCATTTGTGTGCTTGCAATTCGAGACGAGTTGTCTGTGGCTGACGGGGTAGTAGTCGTGGGCAGCCCGGTAAACGCAGGATTGCCACCAATAGTGGTTACTGCTGACAGGCTGGTGATGTCGCCATTCGACCCAGACACAGCCGCGCCAATATCCGCCCGCATCAAAGCGGCTGTGGCCCGCGCAAGAAATGTTTGACCAAGCGTTGATACGTGGGCGCGCAGCAAATTGAACTTCGTCAAAAGGTCTAAAACATCAGCCCTAAATAGCGCCGGGCTGTCGGTGCCTGCGTCGGCGTTGGTGGTGTTTACATTGCTTGATGGCCAGGTCATGATCAATACCCTTCAATAAAAAAATCAACAAAAGCGGGGTCGGCCAGCACGCCGTTGAGCCGGAACTGCCAGCGGGGTGCAGGTGACAAAGATTGGTCTATGCGGGCATAGGTCCATGTGCCCACGCTGCCGTCTTGAATCACCACTGTGGTGCGCTTGAGCACCGTGTAGCTGCCAGCAAGCGGGACGCGGATGTCGCCCACACCGATTCGGTAGGCGCCGGTCAAGCTGCTTAGAACAATGTCGTTGAGGTACTCGTTTTTCATCGGCGCGATGATTTGGTACGACCACTGGCGCACAGCGGGCACCGGCGCGGCAGTGGTAGCAGCAACCGTCAGCCGGACTTTGAGGTACCGGCTGCTGAATGCTGCTGATGCACTACCCCACGCACTCCAGGTGGTGCCGTCTGCACTGGTGGCCAGCTCTTGAGTCACCGAGCCATCTGCATCGATGACGCCGTCCACTTGCCCCGCGATCACCGTACCGAAGTCACGCACCGGCGCCGTGTAAACGATGGGGCTGGCGGGCGCCATGATCCAGCGGGTCCACGCGTCCCACGTGCTGGGCAGCGTAGACCAGGTGGTGCTGTCGTTGGCCACCAACGCCGTTTTCTCAATATGGCAGCCTGACTTGACGCCCAGCCATCCATCAGTATGTTCAAAGAACTCATCAAAAACATTACCCAGGCGGCGCGATGGCAGGGTGATGTTGACCACCTTGTACGTCGATTCGTTGCCCAAGCGGTCCAGTGATTTGCACGCAAACGTGTAGTCCCCAGCTAACGGTGCATTTAGCTCCACTGGGCTCGCGGTGTAGTAGGTGGCTGTGTCCTGCAACGGCGTCATGCTTGACCAGTCAGGATTTGCGACCGTACCGCCAACATACCTGATTTCGGCACCAAGCCAGTCTGGTGGCGCCGCCGTGGCATACGAGAAGTTGTATTGCCGCGTGCCATCTGGTTGACTCAACACCAAAAACTCATCAAACGGCGGTGGGGGCAAGCCAGCCATACTGCCAGCGATCACATAGGGATAAGCGACTACTGTGGACAGGTCTTCTTCGGCAACCTTATATATGTTGAAGCTGGTGAACTTGAAATAGATCGTCTGCCCGATCATGCTCAGATCCAGCGATCCCGACTTCGCCAGTGCATCATCCACACGGGCAAAAGCATCGCCTGAACTGTGCGTGGCCCCGCTGGTGCCAAAAGCCGATCGGGTCAGGCCGGTGAGCGTATAGGCCAGCACCCCGGTCAGCGTTGCAGTGCCGTGTGCCAAGTATTCAGGGTTGTCGCCACCGATGTAGCACAAGGTAGCCAGGTTCACGCTGTCGGTCTCACTGCCACTGAGCATTTGCCCGCCATTTAGCAAAACAGGCACAGCACCTGCAGCAATAGGGCCAGTCAACTTACCGTAGCGAGCACCACCGTAGATCATGCCGCTGTCTTTGTACTGAACACCGTCAAGTGACGTCCACACCCTGCAGCCGCCCCAATTGGGATCAATGCCACACACCGCCGCGTAAACCTCAAGCCCCGTCGTCGTGCGCCCGACCGGTGCTTCAAAAAACATGGGCGGCAAGACCGGGCCCGGGGCAGCGTTGTAGTTGTGTTGGAAGCCAGCGCCGCCTTGGCTGGAGTAGGTGGCCGCGTGAGCCACCCCCACTGCAAAGTCTTCGGCCACGATAGACAGGTCACCGGCCTCGGACTCGCCCACCTCGGTGACACGTACCGCCAACTTGTCGAAGCCTAGCGCACTGTCCGTCAGCGTCACCAGGTCCATCGGCTCCAGCATGGCCCGCGTCCAGGGCAACTCAAATTCATAGGTGTTGCGCACATACATGGCGCGCTGCAACAGTATTTGCGCCATGGTGCGGGCAACGGCCACATCACAAATCCAGTGCGCCGCGAGCACGTCAGCCGAGCGCAGGCCATAGGCGTCAATGCTGGCACTGTCCTTGGCCTCGGCAATTTCAACGTTGTAGTAATTTGCCCGGTTAACGAATTCGATGCGGATGTGGTTATAGGCATCCGCCTGCGACTTGCGCGTGACGCGGATCGGGTCGCCATCGGTGGCGGGGCAAAAGTCGTCATCTGTCAGATCAAACAGCGGCGTGACATTGGGTGTGTAGGTCGCGCCATTGCCACTGATAGCTGTGTCGCCGTACGGAACCATCTTGAGCTTGCCGCCTGACCACACCGGCGCAGTATTGGTCAGTGCACAGATCTTTGTCAGAAACTCACCGGCCTGGATCTGCTCAGCCAGCACGGGTGATGTCAGCAGGCCTGCCGCCAGAACGTAGTTTGACCAATCGGCAGTGACAAGCTGGCCCACCGGGAACGACGCACCATAGCGCACGTTGGTCAATACATCAGCCGCCACCAGCGCGGTGTTGGCGTCTGGGCGGCCAGGGACACTGCCGTACAACTGCCCGCACACCTCAAAAGAGTGGTTGACCACCGATGCGCCGCTGCCTAGCGCATAGTCGCGGGCATATACATAGGCTAGGCCACTGTACCCCAAGGCTTGGCTGCCAGGCGCGCCACCGGCTGGCGTGAAGCTGGTCAGGTAAGGCCAGGTGCCTTGCCCAAGCGCCCCAGTGGCCAGCGACATGCTCAACTGCGACAAGGCCGTTGTGGCGCCGTCCGCAATAAGCTGCTTATCTTTCCAGATGCGAGGGATGGCCTTGATAGTCCCCTCGCAGATGCCCATGATCACCGAAGCCGAATAGGTGTAGGTGGTGCTTTGCTGAGTCACACCGCCGCCACCGCCTTTGCCCCCGCTGGAAGTGGTGCTGGTGTGGGCTGTGGCCTTGAAATCACCGTACCAGATCATGTTGCCACTGAGCCTATTGGAGCCATACACCAGCGGCACAGTGACCCCATAGGCCGAACTCTGGATGTTCAGCGCCTCGATGCGCGTTTCACTGGTGCTGATCGTGCTGCCGCCGCTCATGACCAAAAACTCCAGTGCTGCAGCTCACGCCCACACAGTGGTTCTTCCGCGGCGCGGGACTTGATCACGCCCAGGCGCAGGTAGCTGTGCACAAAAATGCCGTCGCCAACGTAGATTGAGCCGTGCGAGAAGCAGCGGCCATATTTCCACAACACCACATCACCAAGCCCAAGCGGCGTTCCAGGCGCTTGCAGGTGGGCGTACTTTTCCATCCAGCCGCTGAACTTTTCTTCAGAGTGGTGAAGGTGCCAATCAACGGCATAGGTGCCGGGATCGACGGGCGGGATAAGGCCGGTGTTTTCGTACACCGCGCACAGAAACTGCGCACAGTCCACGCCCACGCCTTTGATGCGAGCATGGTGGTGGTATGGGGTTTCTAGCCAGGACTCGGCTTCTTTTGCAACCGCTTGGCGTTGCAATGCCTGGTGTTGGTCGCTTGTCATGTAATGCTTTCGGGTGCGGGCACGTAGGGGTGGCCACGAAACCGGGCCACGTTGGCAAACTTTGCGGTGCATGTCGCTTGTGTCTTGTCGCAGCCTGGGTAACCGGTGAACGTGTCGCCGGCGGCTACCGGTGCGGGCCAAGGCTGGATGGCCTGGAAGGTGCCCACCGCGAACGCCTTGACAGTGCGCCCGACGCCTGCATTGGCGCCCGTTACACCCACCAACCAGCCCAACGCAAAGTAGCCCGCTGCCTCACCACGCGCACTGCTAAAGACGGTGCGGGTGGCGTCTGTTGCTGATGTGGCGGTGACAGCCAACGCATAAGCAGCCTTGGCTAGACCACAGGTTGGGTCAAACAGCGTGTTGCTGCACCCTGGCTGGTACACATTGCGTGGCACCATCACATTCAACAACTCGCTGTCACTGTTGACAGTCATGCTGGCGGTGTAGCGCGATGTCTGCGGGCCGCTGATGCTGCCTTGGAACAAGGGCAAAGCACCCACCCAAGCCGCACCAGGGCCGCTTGAAAAAGCGCGCTCCAGCACCAGCTTGGCCCCATCAAAACCGCCCGCCGCGATGAACTGCAGCAGAGGCGTGCCGTTGACATTGACACTGGCGTCCGCCGAAATAGACAGGTCTAGCGTATCGACTGCCACGCCAACGGCCAGCTTGGTTTTGCCACGCGTAATGACCGGGCCAACGGCGTAAGTGAGCGCGTTCACTGTCACTGCCACTTGCGCAGAGGTGTAGCGCAGCACTGTGCCACCCGACAGCGTGATGGTGAACAGATCGGCCATGTAGGCCTGCGTCGTCGAATTCAAGAACGCAGCCAAAGCGCCTGGGCTGGTTTCCCATGAAGCTGATCTCATGGCAGCACCGTCACCATCTCAAGCGTTTTCAGCTCCCACAGATTGGCCAGGAACTTTGAGAAGTCTGCCGTGTCTTGGGCAAAACACATGCGCCTGTAGTAGGTGCCCGACCAGGTGACAACCACGCCTGCGCCAGGCGCGGCCACAAAAGTTACCTGGCCTGTGGCCCCAAGTGTGTAGTGCGTGCCCAACGTCTTGAGTACACCATCCCAATAAATGAGCGGGGCACTGTTGGCGTCATAAACAGGCTCGACAAAACCACCAAATGTGCGTACCAACTGAAACAGCTTGTTAGATCCATCACCTATACCCAAAACTTGAGCTGTAACAGTGTTGTCGTCAGGGTCGGTGTACAGAAATGAGTCGAATGAGCCGTTGCGGGCGTTGAAAAACCCGACCAGCGTTGAGAACTCTGTAAAACCAGTGGTCTGGCGCAAAACAGTGAATGACAGCTTGTACCGGTATCGAGGAAACACCATGTTGGCCACACGGTATTCGCGCTGGCTGACCGAAGTCTTTTTTGTGGTCGACCAGATGGGCTGGCGGACCGTGCCCCAAGCTAAACCGGGGAGCGTGGGGAAAACAGCGTTACTCATGAAAATGCCATGTTTCTGTGGGCTTTTTTAAGGGCCGCCACAAGCTGACTCTGGTGCGCCATGAAGTAATTGCCCGGCATAGGGTGCGCGGCGATGGTCACGTTCAGCTCACGGGGTTCAGTCTCGCCACCGCCCTGCCCGCCGTCTGCCAGACTGCGGATGACGTTGGCGTGTTCGGCGGGCAGCACCATTTCTTGCTCGTGCAGTTGGGTGAGCGGATTGAGCCCGGCGGGGATGTCAAAGCCTTGCGAGGCACTGGCGATATTTGCGGCATATCCCAGCACCACGCCAGTTGCTGCGACCGCTAGCGCCGGGGCGAGAAAGGGTCCAACCATCGGGATGGCAGCGATGGCGGCATAAACAGCGGCGGCCACCTCCCAGGCTTTGATGGCGATGTTTTTGACAGCGGCCCAAGCGTTGGCAGCCACCGACTTGGTGGCCGCCATCCAGTCAGACGCTGTTCGCGTAGCATTGCCCGCGACGGTGGCGCCGGTCTTCGAGTTTTCACCTAGCGCCCAGGCGATCACTTGCTTGGCGATCATTTGGGTAAAGCCTTGCAGCACCGCGTTCCAAACGGCTTGAAGGCCTTTTTGCAACGTCAGCGTGCCTTGTAGCATGCTTGCCAGGCTGTTTTCTGAGGCGCTGCGGATGTTGGCAAACATGTCACGCTGTTGCGCAGTTTTTTCAAGCGCGGCCTGACGATCCAGATTGAGTTCGAGCGCTTTGTACTTGCGCTTGATCTCAAGCTTCTGCATCTCCAACTGCTCAAGCGCCACCACGTTGGCATCGGGGTCAGCTTGAGCAGCAGTGATTTTTTGCTGGATGAAGTCCAACTCGGCCTGCAAGCGCAACTGATTGAAGCCTTGCTGGCGAGCCAGGTAGTCGGCCTGGGTGGTGACACCCATATCGCGCTCGTAGGCGGCGCGGGCTTCAAGCTCGTTGACATAGTCGAGCGTTTCGGCCTTGTGGTCTTCGGCATGGAGCTGCTGGATCTGGGCCTTGTCCTTGGCGTTTTGGCGCAGGATGTCCAGTTCAAGCTTGCCGGTTTTGATGAGGATTTTGATGCGGTCTTTGCTGCTGATCTCGTCGTCTGCTAAAACGCCTTTCCAGTAGTCAAGTTCTTGCTGCTTGCTGAACTCGCGCAGAGTGTTTTCTTTTTCAAAGACGATCTTGCGGGCGGCCAAGGCAGCTTCATAGGAGGGGATGGCGCTTTCTTCTTTTTTTTCTTTCTTCTCTTTTTTTTCAGACGGTGTTTCTGGTGCTGAGTTTTTACCTGCGTTCCTCAGCTTAGCCATGTTTTCAACGGCATTGCTGCCGGTGGCGTTCCAGGCTGCATCAATTTCGCTAAGCGTTGTCTTCCAATCGCTGGCGATATCGTTTTTGAGACCGCTGATGATGTCCATCGCCCCAGAGAAGTTGCCTGTGACAGCTGCAAAGATTGCGGCAGAAACGCCACCCAGAACTGTGCCAACCGTGCTGAAAGTCTCTACCACTGCCAGCCCCGATATGTACAGCCCCTTCATAGCTGTTGACAGAATGGTCGCCGTGTTTTTGAGCTTGTCGCCACTTGACATGCTTGTGAAAAACTGATCAGCCAAGCTGGAAAGCGTTGGCAGAAGTTGGGCAGCAATCTGAGTCGATAAGCCTTTTGTGCCTTGACTTACCAAATCAAGCGTGTCGTTAAATTTTTCGGCTTGTTCGGCAGTGGATTCTTCGATAGTTAAGCCCAACTTCGCGGCCATGGCATCGTATTCATCAAGGGCTGCAGCACCGCCGTTTAACAAAGGAATAAGTTCCGCACCTGACTTACCAAATATTTCTTGCGCAAGTGCTGTTTTTTCGATGCCGTCACGGTATGAGGAAAATTTATCTGCCACCTCCCCAATGACTTGCCGACTTGTCTTGAGCGTGCCATCGCTGTTTCGCACATTGATGCCCATGGCCTCGAAGGATTTGCTGCCATCAACCACACTTTTTGAAAGCTTGGCTATGCTGCTTGCAAATGAGTCACCCGCGCCTGCCTGTTCATATGCCAGTTTTAACCCAGCGACCTGGTTGACAGCCAGACCTGTTTTTTGTGCCAGCTTTGAAGTCTCGTCAGCGGCATCAACAGCGCCTCGAATCCACATTGTGAATGCGGTCACAGACAAACTGACACCAATCACACCAAGCGCTTTGTTGATGCTTGCGGATGACTCACGCGATGCGCTGACCATGCGGCGCATGGCCTGCTCAAACGGGTTGATATTGGCGTCGACCTGAAAGCCGGTGGTGTTTTGTGTGGCCATGGTGGGTTAGCAATTTGAGGATCAGAGGGGCGAGGCGATGGGTGCCGGGGGGATCAGGTCCAGCATCGGGTCAGCGGGGCGGCCATCAAAGGCGGGGATGCCTGCCATGGCTGCGGCCATGGCGACGTCTTGCTCGCTGCTAGCCGGGCCTGTTGCAGCAGCCAGGCGCGGGGTGCCGGGCTGGGCATCGGGCTTGAGGCCGATAAATGAGGCAATGCGCCGCAGTTGGATGGCTGCGGGTGGGACCTCACGCCACCAATCGCACAAGGCGAAGTACATGGGCAGGTCGCAATGGTGCTGGGCGTGCTGCCACGTCCAGCCCGTGCCGCTCACGATGTGGGCGGTGATGCGGTCCCAGTTGATTCCCCCAGCGTGCCGCCCTCCTGGGCGGCGGGGCTGGTGCTGGTGGTGGCCTGCTTGGCTTTGCGCATGAGGCCAGAGACATCCATGGCGGCCTGGAAGGTTTCCATGATGACGTCCAGGCCCAGGTTCTCGGCTACAAACTCGGCGGTGATGTCGGGGTAGTTGCGCTTGAGCGCCTCATGCACCACGGCATTGATGGTGTCGATGGCTGACTCTGACAGATTGAAACTGCCGCCCTGCTTGGCAAAGGCGTCGATGCCTTTGGCGTTGCGCTTGAGCGTGGCCAGGCTGCACGGCGGCAGGATGTAGGCGGTGCCAGCAAGCGTGATAGCCACACCGTCAAGCAAGTTTTGCACTGAGGCAAAGGTGGGGGTGGATTGGGTCATGATCAGTACTGGCAGATGTAGCCGACGTTGCCCGATGCGTCGGCAAAGGCTTCAGCGTCCAGGTCGTTGGTGGTGAAGTCGTCGTTTTTGAACGGCAGGGAGAGCTTGCCAAGCACGTTGCTGTTGAGCTTCATGGCCAGCGTTTTGCCTGCGTACTGGTTGTAAAAGATGGCGCTGAAAGTGGGCGTGTAGCCCATCAACTGATTGCTGATGGAGAAAAGGCTGCTGGTGGCGCTGCTGGCGATGCTGTACTCGTAACTGATGAGCACGGGCACGCTGGCGTCAGCAGCAGCAAAGGTGTAGATGCCAGTGGCCACATTAAGGCTGTATTGCCCCGCTGTTGGGGCGCTGCTTACGCGCGTCATTTGCTGGCCAGTGACGGCATTGATAACCCCGAGATCGGTGGCAAAAACACCACTGGAGGGCGGTGCAATGGTGATGGTGTAGGTGGTGGCGGACGGGATGGTTTTAGCCTCATCAACTACGGCACCTTTGCGGGCAGCGGTAGGCTGGGCGCCCAGGAACAGGGAACCCAGGGCGGCGCCACTGAAGTCGCCACTTTTGGCCTTCCAGCCGATTTTGGCTTTGCCCCGGGCGATGGCCACGGCGAATTGCTTCTCGCCATGCAGGGTTTTGGTCTCGTAATCAAAGTCAACCGAGACGTCTTGCATGACAGCGACGACCACGGGCGTGGGGACAGCAATGGCATTGCCAAGCGCGTCGGTGGTGGGTACGGCAATGAGCTTGCCTGCTCCGAAAATGATCATGGTGATGGCTCCGGTAAGCGCTTGAAGCGCAGGGTGATTTACAAAGGGGCGAGCAGGTTTTGCTCACGCATGGCGAGGGTGATCTCGTAGGTGTGGCTGGCCCAACCGGCGGTGCCGTCAGCGTTTTCACGCCGCCAGCTGGCACGCCGCCAGCGCACACGCGCAGCCAGGCCACCCAGGGTCGGGTCGGCCATAAGGCGGGCATGGGCGCTGGCCCAGATGGGGTTAGACAGCTTGCGGGCAGAGGTCTCTACGCCTGCACTGCTGATGGCGGCGCGGGTGTAGATGGCCAGCTCAACCTGCACCACGGTGGCCAGCACGCTGCGCACGGGAGAGCTGTCGCCCAGGGTGCGGCCATCGGCTTCCTGCAGGGTAATGTTGATGGCGTTGGCCTGGTCTGCGGTGAAGGCTTGGGCACGATCTTCAAACACGCCGCCAGTGGCTTCCGGGGTGGTGGCGACGATGGCAATGAAGGCGTCAAGCACCTGGTCGATCATGGTGGTCATGCGCGGGCCTCTTCGAGTTCGGCGCGGGTGAACGTACCGTCGCCCTGCTTGCGGGGCACGTTGTTTACGCGGTACAGCGTGCCGCTGATGGTGAGCCCCTCACCCAGGGCGAGGTCAGGCGCGTCAGCGGTGGCGTACTCGATCTCAAACTGCGCGGTCTGCACGGCATCACCCAAGATGAGCTGTTCTGGCCGTGTGAAGCCCACAACAAAGCCGGTGCTGCCTGGCGGCGCGGTGCGCCGCACGGCGCGGGTGGCCATGCCATGATCTTCAAACGCGGCCATGAAAAACGAGGCGTCGAACATGTCAACCAGGCGGTGCAGGTTTAGCGGATGACGCCGTCGAGCAGCACGGTGCCGATGGGGCTGGGGTTGGCTGCAACGGCGCAGGCTGCGCCCACCAAGGTGTTGTTGGTGGCTGTGGTTGTCAATACCTTGTTGGTGTTGTCCCAGTACACCTTGGCGCCAACGGTCCAGGCCTCGGCAGAGGCCTTGGCGTGGGTGAAAACGCCTTCGCGTTTGAGCTGCGCTTCTGCACCGCTGGCAGCGGCATTGACCGCAATGCCGAAAATGGCGCCGACCAGGCATCCAGCGCCAGAAGCCAGGGCGTAGGGAGCGATGACGGTGACGTTGTCACCTTCTTGTTGGTAGTTTTTCATGATGGTTTCCTAAAAATTGGTACGAAAAAAAGCGCACCGAGGTGCGCTTCAAGCGGATGGGGTAGCTCAGATGGATCAGTTGCCCGGGTTTTTCTGAACACCGCGCCAGTCGATGGCTTTGGCGGCAAAGACGTGGCGGGCTTTGATCTCGACACCGTCCACCTCGAAGCCTTCGCGCCGGGTGGTGAAGAGACCGGACTCGCCTTCAAGGTACGAATACTCCACGGTGTCAACCCGGGCCGGGGTGGCCGCTAGATACCACTGGTTGCCGGTGACCCGGTTGTCCACCACCACGCTCAGCGAGGTGTTGAACGCGGGATTGATGTCCACACCCTTGGCAGCCACAAAGTTGGAGCTGGTGTACTTGAGCGCGGCGGCTTCGTTGTCTGGGCCGACGATCAAGATGTCAGGTGCCAGGTTGAGCACACGACCATTGGCGCCGGTTTGCTTGCGCATGGCAGCGCGGGCCAGGCCAAGCGTCACGTCTGTGATTGCTGCACCAGCGAGCAGGTTTCCGTGCTGGGCATCAAACAGGCCGACGGTGTCGGACATGGTGGGGTTGCCGATCAGCGCGGCGTAAACCAGATCGCCCTCGAGCGCCGTAGCCTCTTCACTGATCATGGTGGGGATGCGGGCGAAACCACTGAGGTCGTCATTGATGATCGACTCCCAGGTGATGGCGATGATGCCGCCGTATTTGGAGAGGCTGTACTTTTCAGACGAGTCACTGAAGCTGAGGTACTTGTACTCGGCACCTTCATTGACCTTTTTGAACTGACTCATGCCGCTGAGTTGCAACACGGCTTTTTCACGGAAGTCCTTGTTGGTGGACTGGCTGGCCCAGGCGGTGAAGGTGCGCGGGGCGGCTTCATACGCGGCCCGCAGGCTGCGGTTGACGGTGCTGGCCATGAGGTTGGTGAAGTCGCTGGTGCCGTGCATGCCTGCAGAACGCATAGCGTCTTGGTCGAGGTTCATGGCAGCCAGGGCGATCTCGCGGCGGCTCATGCCGTCGGCATTGCCACCGGCAGCGGCGATGCAACGCCGGGCCATGTCAAGCAGATCCATGCCACGGAAGTTGCGGGCGCCTTCTGCGTCGATTGTGATGCCCCGGCGTTTGGTTTCGTCGGGGGCGGCGCGAAGGACAAGGGCGTCGCTCATGCGTTGGCGCAGGGTGTCGACCTCATCGCGCTCAGTGCGCAGGTTCGCCGCGCCGCGCGATGCGTTGCCGTTGCTGCGCTCGGACAAAGCGGTGAGGATCTGGGCGCGGGCTTCATCAATGCCGACGCCCGCGTCGATCAGGCGGGTGGCTAGGGCGTTGGCGTCAGCCTCGCCCAGGGTGGCACGGGCGGCCTGGGCAGCGCTGCGGATGTCGGCAGCACGGGTGCGCTCGGCCTGGATGCCTGCGGCGCGGGCTGCATCTGCAGTTGGCGCGGGGGCTTGGGGCGCTGCGCGGTTGGCGTTGTCGTTGGTAGCGGCTGGGGTGCCGCTGCCGTCTTGCTGGGATTGTCCTGGCATGGTAGCTCCTAAAGTAGTGAGGGGTTCGGCTGGGTCTCCCGCCGCGGGAGTGTGTGGCGCTGCTGCGGGGGCAGCGGCGCGCTGTTGGGGTGTTTCTGCAACGGTGATGAGGCAGGGGTAGGCGCGAATCTCGCGGCCTTCTCTGTCAAGCAAACGGCCGCCTTCGCTGCGGATCTCACAATCCATGTCTGCTTGGATTGGGACGGGAGACACTTCCATAGGTGTCCAGCGTTTGACTCGATAGATCCACATTCCAGTGGCTTCGCTTGGCTCGACCATTTCAATGGCGTCGCGGGCATAACCGACGGAAACGTGACGAATGACGCGGTCTTCCAAGTCTTGGACGATGCCGCGCACACTTTCACGGCGGCTCAGTTGCGCTTGAGCGGTGCCGATACCGTTTGAAATTTCGGGCTGATCGACCACACCGATGATGTCTTCCAGACTCCAGGCCGAATGGGCATTGAGAAACGAGACACCGCGCTGCATTCGGTCAAGGTTGACAGCCTCTGGTGTGACTTCGAGCTGCTCCATGTAGTAGCGGCCGTTTTGCCAGTCATACCGGCGCACTGCTGCACCAGTTGTAAAGACAATCTCAAAACGGGCTGCTGGGGCAGTGGATGTTTCGCCATCAGCTGGATCGGCGCGGGTGAAGTTGCGCACAGCCATTTGAAGGCTCGCCATCGGCATGATGGAGGATCGAGCCTGAGGGTGTTCTTGAGCAATGGTTGGCATGGGAGTCTTTCAGTGCAGGGTTACGGGGTGGCGGGGTGTTGCAGGACATCGGCGCCGGTGAGGCCCAATTCGGTGACGGCGGCGTCGGTGTCAACCACGATGCCAGCGGCCTTGAGCTTGGACAGCTCGCTGCTGCGCTCTTCGATGTAGGCGTCCAGGTCTGTGCCGTCCTCCCGCAACACGTCGCTGAGCGTGCGGGAGCCGCCCCGGATGGCTTCCTTGGCGGTGAGGGTGTCTTTGAGGGGATCGACCTGGTACTTGCGAGGCATGCTGATCTTGTCCTTGGACACGTCGCCCAAGCGCACACCGGCGAGTTGGGCGGCCTCACGAAACCAGGCACGAATGGGCTGCAGCACCTTGGGCACGATGTTGAGCCACTGCTCTTGCTCAATCATTTGCCGGAACTCGATCAGGCCCATGCGGTTGCTGGCAAAGTTGGCTTGGCTCATGTCGCCAGTGAGTTGGGCGTAGGTGATGCCAGAGCCAACGGCCAGGGCGTGCAGTTGGTGGCGCATGTATTCACCACCGCCGCTGCTGGGGATCGGGTTGTTGAAGGTGACGCTATCGCTGTTGCCGATGCGGCCAATCATGCCGGGGCGCATTTTTTCGACACCGGCGGTGCTACCGGGCAAGCCGAGCGCCTTGTCAGGTGCCGCGCTGCTGATGAGCGCGACGATACAGGCCTCCATCTTTTTACGGATCAGCTCGGCATCGTCCCAATCGGCGGTGTCGCGGTAGCGCATGAGGCTGACTGCCAGCTCGGAGACGCCGCGCACAGCGCTGGGGCGGTCGCGGCCAAAGTAGTGGATGATCTCGCTGGCTGGGACGCGGCGGCTTTGCAGGTCGCGGGCGGTGCGGGTAGCCAGCTCGCCCGGGTGCTGTGGGTAGAGCCAGTAGGCCACCGTGTCGCCCAACTGGTTGAATTCTTTGCCAAGGATGCAGAGGTTGCCGTTGGCACCGACCGGGCCGGTCTTGTTCTGGTCAAGAAAATCAGGCTCAAGCACCTGGATTTGCAGGGGTATGGCATAGCCATCTTGCGGCCTGCGCCACCGGCGGCGCAGCAACACCTCGCCAGCGCTGAATCGCTCGCGTACACCCAGGCGCAGCAGACCGGCCAGGCAGTCATTGCCATCGGCATCACAGGCCAGGCTGCCCGCCCAGGCGTTCCAGGCGGCACGCTCGCGCTGGTCATCGGGGGTGATGGTGATGCCGTAACCGACCACGTTGCTGGCAAACACAGATACGGCGCGTTTGGCGTATTCGTTGTTTTGGATGGTGTCGCGGCAGCGGTTGCGGATGCGCTCCAGGCCATAGCCAAGTTCGGCGTTGGCAGTGCCGCCGGTGGCGTTCCAGCCGCTGGTGCGGCGGCCTGCTTTGGCGGCGTCGTAGCTGCGGGCGTGTTCCATGCCCATGCGGGCGTAGCTGCGCCGCAAGGCCCAGCCGGGGAAAGTGACCTCGATGGCGCGATCCAACAAGTTGGCGCCTGCGATGGGTGTGGTTTTCATGGGCGGATCAATAGCGGGCGAATTCGGTAACGGTGGCCATGCCACGCGACGGACCACCGGGCAGCTGGCCGTTGGCAATCAGCTCATCACGGATGACCTTGCGGGCGTTCATGAGCGAGGGCAGATCCTGGTACTGGACTTCTTTGCCGTCGTAGCGGACCTTGAGGGTGCCGCTGGCAATGGCACGCTCGATGGCTTCGAGGTGGGCGAGGGTGAATCCGGCCATTTGCGTTTCCTTTAAATCCAGTTGTCGGGCACGTCGGGCACCCAGTTGTTGTGTTCATGCGCTGCCTGCCTGGCCGGTTCGGGCCGGGCTGCAGCAGCGGGCGGGGTGGCTGCATCAAAGCCAGCCTGTGCAGACGTCTGCACGGCGGCAGCGTCTGGTGTTGTCAACATGGCCTGCTGTGTGAACATGTCATTGACACGTGGCTCCAGCAGGCGCTCCAATTCCTCCCAGTCAGCAGCGCGGGCGGTGTGGATGGCCACCCTGGGGTGGTGTGCTGCGGCATAGGCATAGCCCCAGGTGTCCAGCGGCTCATTACGTTTGCCAGGGCGCTTGATCCACTTGCCGGTATCGCGGTCGTAGTACTCGCTGACGATTCCTTCAAAGAAGGTGGCGGGCAGCTCATTGCTGTAGCGCACCATGCGGTCGGTCTGCTGGTCGTGCATGGCATCACTGTCCAGGCGGGCAAACAGTGCGCTCTTGGCGGTGTCGGTGCCAACCATCCAGAGATCGACGCCGTTTTTGTCCATGGCGCCTCGGTCGTTTTTCACGTCCTGCTTGCTGGGGCGGCCCAGGATCGGCTTGTTGGGTTGGCTGTAGCCCTTGATGACGATCACGTCGTCATGCCGGTATTTGCGGGCGTATTTGTAGGCCTCATGCACGGTGACGCCGTCGCCTGAGTCAATGGCGGTCATGCTGATGCGCAGGTCGATGCCAAAGGCGTTGCGGATGGCGCGGCGACGGTAGGTGGTGATGACCTCCCAGTCTTCGCTGCGCGATGGGTCGCCGGGGATCTCTGTGTAGTCGACGGTGTGGCAGCGCTCTCCCCTGCCCCAGGCTACCAGGTGCAGGGCAAAGTAACCGGCCCGCTGAACGTCAACGCCCAGAGTGAGCACCAGGTAACCCGGCAGCACGAAGCGCAGCGGGTAGGCCTCGCCACGCTGCTGCAGGGCGCTGGCCTGGACGGCATCGCTGTGATCTTCATACGGCTCGCCCAGGTGCAGGTTGACAAAGGTCTGCAGCTTGACAGGGTCGTCTTTGGCTTCAATAAATTTCTGTGCCCGCTCGGCCCAGGTGAAGCCCAGGCCAACGGGGCTATACAGGCCGTTGATGTGGTAGCCGCGCTTGGCTCGCCCGGGGTGGCGGTGTCGCCATTCGCCGCCGGCCAGCATGGCGGGTTTGTAGTGCTCTTCGATTTCAGCGCCACAGTGCTCGCAGACATAGACGGCGGTGTCGGGCCAGTGGTGGGTTTTGCCCTCGGCGTCCTTGGTTTTTTTCCAGCGCAGTTTCTCGAACTGCAGCACCTGCATTTCCTGGCAGTGCGGGCATGGCACCCAGTACTGGGCCATGCTGCTGGATTCGTATTCATCGGTGATGACCGAGGCGCCGCGCACCTTGGGGGTGCTGGTCTTGAGGATCTTGCGGCGAGGGAAGTTGGCGGTGCGCTGCTCGGCCAGTTTGACCGGGCTGCCTTCGTCTTTCAGACTGACCGGGTAGCGGTCAACCTCATCAAGCGCCAGTTTCTTGATGGGCTTGCTGGCCAGCTCGCTAGGGCTGTTGGACCACCCCAGATACAGCACGCCACCGGGGAAATTCTTCTCGGTGATCTTGTTGCCGCTGTCACGCTTGCGAGCGTTGGGAATCTTGACCCGAATGCGCGGCATCATGTCGATGGCGGGCTCCAGGCGCTGGCTGACAAAGTCCTTGACCGCTTTCTCGGTGGGCTGCACGATCAGCATCGGGCCGGGGTCCTGGTCGATGGACTCAAACACCCAGTTCAATAGCACCTCAGTTTTCAGCACCTGGCTGGCAGCCATGATCACGACTTCTTGCGTGCGCGACATGGAGCTGAGCTCGTTCATGACCTCGGCGGCATAAGGCGTGCGGCTGGTGCGCCACTGGCCACCTTCGGGCGACGACTTGCTGGGCACCATGCGGTACTTGTCCGCCCAGTCTGAGATCGACAGGCGCTCTGGCAGCATCCAGGCGCGTGCTGCGGCTTCCATGACCGCTTGGTAACCGTCGCGCAAGTTCATACAGTGGTCTGCTGCGCGTTTTTGAGAATCAGCAGCTGCAGCTTGTCGCGCAGGGTGTCGCAGACACGCATGACCTCGGCTTCGATCATGGTGTGGATCTTGGCGGCATCGGTCTCGGGCGTCACCAGGGGCGTGAGGCGGTCTGGCAGGGACATCAGCTCGGATCGTGTAGACACCATGGCGTCGGTGACCGCTCGGGTCATCGGCTCAATGGCAGCAACTGTGCCTTTGAGGATGGCCAGGTCAATCTGCGACTTTTCGGCCTTGCTTTGCTCGGTCAGGGTCCTGGCATCCAGCAACGGGCTCGGAATGGCGGCTTTTTGCACTGGCTGTGCAACCACGGCTGGTGCTTCGATACCGACTGGGGCAACAGCCACTGGCTGGGCTACGACCGTAGCGCCCATTTGCAAATCACCAAACACACCAGCCTCGCGCTGGCCACCGCGAAACGGATCAGCCGTCAGGCTCATGCCCAGACGCACCGCCTCGACATCGACTGAGCCATCAGCAAAGCGCTGACAGCGTTCGGCTTTGATGGCCTTGTGAATAGCTGTGTCGCTGACGCCGAGCTGGCGAGCGCACTCCCTGACAGAAACACCCGTCAGGTTACGCGCCAACCTACCCATTTTTTATCTATGCAACCTTATTCAAACAATACAAACCAAACCAAAGCAAACCAATTAAAAAAACCTGCAAACCCGTAAACCTCGGGGCCCGAATTACCCGCGAGGGGGTGGGGGGTGGGAAGGACCCGCTGATTTTTTAGGCAGGCATCAAAGCAACGTCATCTGCTGCTTGGGGATGGCGGTGCGCATGGCTTCGGCCACCGATCTCTGCAACTCGATCACGAAGCGCTTTTCAATCACCTGCTTGGCAATGCCCTGCACGTCCAACTGCCTGGGATACGTGGGCTTTGACACAAAGATAATCACCGGCTTGATGGCTGAGCCAGCGGCGCCAAAGCTGATGCGTTGCCACACACCCAGCGGCAAGCGGCCATTGCCAGGCCGACCAACAAAGTACTCAAAACCACGCGCCCCAGTACGCTTATTACCCCTTGCCAGAGCCGAGCGCTTCTTGTCGCTCATATTGGCCGAGTAACCTTGCTCCCCAAACGCCTTGAAATAGGACAGTATCTGCACGATCTGCCCTCTCGACATGTTGCCGTAAGCATCCAGTTTTGCAGCACTGCCCGGCAATGCCGCATAACCAGTCGGCAACAGGCCCGTGCTTTGCAGCGAACGCTCAAACGCCTTGAGTTTTCTCTCACCACCGTACACCAGCGGCGCCAGATAGTCACGGGCTGATGTACCCCGACCCATGGCCACCCTGAAGTCCACCTCTGCCAGCAGCTTGCGTTTGGTGGCTGGGTAAAGGCGAAAACCCTTCATGGTGTACGGCGTGGGCCGGTCGATCAAGCTGGGCAGCTGCCGCTCAATCTCTTCTTTGGCTGCTTTGGCTGTACGGGTCAGTGCCACCGCTGTGGCATAGGGCATCTGGTCACCAGCCACCCTCGCCCATTGAGACACCGTAGCCTCCAGATCACTCTTGACGCTGATCTGAATCACGGGCTAACTCCAAAGGGTTTAAGGCATAGGGTAAGTGTTGAACTGCCCTGCGATTGTTCCCCGCTGGGGATGTTTCTGTGTCTTTCAGAACATCATGGGCTTGGTGTAAATCGCGGCTAGGAGCCGAAGCTCCTAGCGTTGACACACAACCGTTGCCCTTTTCGGCGGGGTTGTATCAGTCGAATTCGTCGTTTGTGGTTCGTCGGCTTTCGATCAATGCGCGTTGTGCCAGGTTCTCAGCGCGCAGCTTCTCGGCCCGCGCTTTGGCTACATCTTTACGTCGCTGTTTTTCGACCGCGTCAACGATCACAGGCTTCTTTGACTTTGCTGCCGACACTTCCATCGCAGCCCTTAATTGATATGAAAACGTCTGGTAAGCCATTTATTTCGCAGATTTTTGACAGCTGCCTGAAATGTACCTAAAAGGTCTATGTTGTCAAACTCTTTTTTGCTTTTTCCTGCGCGATGCGCTTGTCATCAAGCCAGCGTGCAATGGCACGGTCTGCGGCTTCTATGTTGGCTTTGATGGTGGATTCGGCGCGGGCCATGCGGGTGGCGACCTGGTGGCGGGGCAGCCCTTTAACGTAGGTCAGGGTCAGCACCATGTGCAGATGTGGCTGAGACCAGCGCAGGGCGGTCACCGCGTCATTCATCTCGCTAGCGTCCAGGTCAGATACTGGCACAGCCCCATCATTGCTCCCACCCGACGGAGATAGCCTAGCAAATGTCGTTTGGCGGGGGTATCCCAGACTGCCCGATTCACCCGATGCACACCAGCGTGCCCAGTTCTCAAGCCGCCGTTTTATCCATTCAACGCGTGCCACGGTTCATCCTTTCGAAGCGGACGATGCGGGGTCAGCCTGAGCACTGGACTCGGCCCACACAACACAATAGGTGCAGCCAAAGTTAACCATGTGCACCGCCACGGTGCGGGATACCTCCAAAAGGCTGAACGGTGTTCCTGCCACATGCCCGCGCTCAAAGGCATAGAAACAATTGGCCTCACCGCGCAGCCCACGGCGGACGAGGGCATAGGCCGGTTTTCCGATCACAGCTGCCTTGGCCTGGATGTCCTTGTAGGTCTCAGGCATGTTGGTTTTGATGTTGGCTATCTGTTTCTCGACTGAATCACTCATTTGCCGCTCCTTTTTTGCCGATCCGTCCAGCCGTCCACTTAAATACATGGATGACATACACACACAAATCGCTCGAGTGCGTGTGCGCGCGCGACGCGCCCACATCACGCGCCCACATTTAAGAGACCGCGCCAATCGTTGGGCAATGCAGCGGCTTCAACCTGGCCTTTGAGGGAAATGACCAGCGCTGTGCGCTCCATGCCAAAGGTGGACGGCTGGACGGATGTGGCGTGACACACACCCAAGCAGCGCCACCCAGGCGCGACAGATAGGGCTACGTCATAGGGGCATGCAATGACATCCCCGCTACCGCGCCACAACACGTACTGCCAATCTTGCGTCTGGTACGAGTTGCGTCGCGGCGCGTTTGTTGAGCCACGACCTTTTCGGCCACGCACGGCCCTCGCTGGTCAAAATGGCTCATCGTCATCGCCCTCTGTTGCACCGGCAGCGTTGGCCGGTGTGGATGCGTCTGCATCCGTGTCGTCTTTGATCTCTGGCGGCCACACCTTGGGCCGCTTGAAGCCCCGCCTGCGCGCACCTGTTTTCTCGCGGCCATACTCCCAGCCCTGAGCCTCAAGCCAGCCGCGAATTTGGCTTTCCAGCATGGTGCTGGCTTTGCCCGGATCAGTGCCGAGCGCTACCACCAACTTGTCAATCGTGACAAATTCGGTCAGTTTGTTGAGCTCGAGCGTGGCCTTGCCTTCTTTGGAGCCAGCGCCATCGCGGGTGAGCAACTCATAAAGCATGCTCTGCACCGATGTCTCTACCAGACGATTATCCTGTTCAGGCACAAAGTACAGTTCTTCTTCCTCCAGGCTTGGGTAGATCCTCTCCCCGGCCACGTACAGCGCCATAGCCTCAGCAAACAGCTGCTCACGCCACTTGCGCAACCAGGTTAGGTTGATCGCCTGCGCAATCCAAAATGGCCAAAACCGCCGGTTCCCTGTCGTGTCATAGAGATATTGCTTTTTATTGGTCGAGCAGAAAATCACCAGCTGACGCGGGTGGTCTTGCACATAGCGGCCATAGGCCCCGCGAAACCGATCCTTCTGCGAGCTAAAAAACTGCTTAACCTGCTCAGAGTCAGCCCGGCGCAAAGCCGTCAACTCACTCAGCTCATAGGCCCAAACGCCACAGAATTGCTCCATGCCGTCTTTGCCCTGACCGATGTCGAAATGGGTGTCACTGAAAAACTCTTCACCCACCAGTTCTTTAACAAACGTGCTCTTACCAATGCCACCCGGGCCTTCAAGCACAGGCGAATAGTCGAACTTGCAACCCGGCTTCATCACCCGGGCCACCAGGCCCAGCAGCATGTATTTACCCACCAGTTCCATGTAGCGCCGGTGCTTTTTTTGCATCGCAGCAGGATCGAACCCCAGCACGTGGATCAACCACTTCTCAAGGCGCGGTTTGTTGTCCCACTTCAAATCCTTGAGCCAGTCCCGCACCGGGTGATAACGCCGCGAGTCGGCCACGGTATCAATGGCCTCACTTAGCGCAGCGCGTGAGGCCGCTTTGAGTTTGTAGGTGTCGCTCAGCCAGTCACCCAAGGCCAGGTCATCCATATCCTCCAGCGCCCCGGCTTTGCGCCGCCAAGGCCACGGCACGCGGGTGCTGGGCACATCCGTCAGCTCATTAAAACCAAGGCACTCACACAAGCCTGGCGCTTTTCGCAGCGCCGCGATCACCAGCTTGCGATTCACATGGATCTCATGCACACCTTTGAGGTCTAGCGTATCCACGATGAAGTTCAAGTGGGCAGTGAAGTCGTCGCCGCCCTCCCCCATTGCGGCAGCAGGCGGCGCGGCAAAATCGCCCCCACCACCTGCACCAGAATGGCCCGGCGCGACGGCCAAACGGCCCTTGGCTGCGTCATCAGCCTTGGATTGCGGCAACGGCTGCGCCTGACCAAAAAACGCCAATACACGCGCACCGTCCCAGCCATCGGTTGTGATGGCGTCGGCACAGTCCCACCCGCTGGGCACTTCAAGCGGTTTTGGGATCGGCAGCAACTGCACGGTGCAGCCATGGGTGTCGCGCAGCAAGGCACCAATGCCCAACATGGCCGCCATGCCAGGCTGTTTGTCTTCATCCAGCAGCGGCTTGGTGGCTTCCATGATCTCGACAGCACCCTCATCCAGGCACGACTCGCGCTCTTTTCGAGTGAGTTTTTCGCGGTGGCCATCACAGTCAGGCCACATGATCACCGTGCAGCCAGCCAACCAAGCCCAGTCGGCTTTTTTCCAACCGTTGCAGCCACCCGGCCAGCTAGCCACCAGGTAGATGCCTGGGGCACATGCATCAAGCAAGCTCTGCAGGATGCCCGCCTTTTTCTCACCCTCGACCACCACCACCGTGGGCAAATCCTGACCACGTGAATCTGCAAATGCGGCTGGCGATGTCTGCCCGGGGAAATACAGCGGACGCGGCTCGACAAATGTCTTGCTAACCCACTTCATCGACCCATCACGCTCAGACCTGCACCAGGTGAACGGTAGCGGCAGCTTGCCACCCTGCGTGCGCATCACGCGCACGATGTAGCCATACAGCGCCGAGTCAATACGGTACTCAGCCGTATGATCAACATTCTCAGCGCGATAGTGATGGTGGTGAAACTTGAACGGCGGCGCAAAGTCTGGCACCGGGGTCACTACTTCCCACTTTTCATCAGGCTTCGTTTTTTCAGCCTTTGGCGCAGGCGCTGGCCTGGGTGGCTTGACCACAGCAGGGGCATCACCCCGCGCATGGGTAACGCCTGCAACATCCTCCAGGCCCTCTTCTCGCGCCACAGTCACAGCGGCCATGGTCTGGCTCAGGCCATTGATGGCGGCGTACAGGCTGATTAAATCGCCGCCCTTCTCGCCCGTAGCAAAGTCTGACCAACAGCCCAGGTTTTCGGTGCCCGAAATATTGACGCTGCACGAATCACCTGCGCCCCCTGACAGGGAGCCACACTGATACTCTTTACCTAGCTTTTTGCCGCCCGGCAACCATTCAGGCACCAGGTGCTCGATACGGTCGAGCAAAGCCCGGTTCAGCGCCTCATATTTCGGCGCTGGCAAACCCTTGTAATCAGTCATAGGAACTCAGCAAATTACTACGCCACCCAGGCCTGCAGGCACTGGCCCAGCAGCACTGGACCCGGCTGGATCAATGGCGCGGACGGATCTGCAGGGGCATACAGCGCCACGGGGCGGTTGCGGTAGTCCACCCGGCGCTCGCCCACAATCGTCAAGCGATCCCGACGTTTGAGATTGGCGACGTGCTGGCGGGCAGCATCACGGCCCACGCAGGCCTTGGCGGCAATCTCGGCCAGGGAGGCACCACCGGCCTCAGACTCAGCGGCCAAAAGCCGGGCGGCACGAATCAGCGCCTGGTTGACGTCACCAGCGGGCCTCATTCGCCGCGCTCCAGGGCGTTGATCTGGCGGGCAGTCTTGAGCAAGCTGTGCACAGCGGCCAGCAGCTCGGCGCCCTCGCGCTCGATGCGGCCCAGCTCGTTGTCGCTCAAGCGGCTGTCAGACATGTCAGACGCCACCTCAGAAACAAAGTCGCTGAACTCTTTGGCGGCTGTGCTCAGCTTGTCCAGACAACCGCCCGTGCCATCACCCATAACCATGGGCATGCGGATCACCAGCAGGCCATGTTCTGCGTTCCACGCCTCCAGGATGCGCAGGTCACCACTGAGCGCGGTCAGTGCAGCGGCATCCTCCAAACCCAGCTTGGCGCTACCCTGGCCCAGCAGCTCATGGCTGAGGCTGGTGGCGTTTTTGTCCATACGCAACGCCAGAGCTGCAGCCCCGCCAGGGTAAGCGCGTGCAAGTGCGTATGCGTGGTCTCGGAGTGTGGTCATAGCAGCGGCTCCAATGGGTTGTGATAGACGGTGGGCACGTTGGCTGCGACAGTGCAGCCATGAACGGAATAAAAACCACCCACCGCCCCGGCAAGCCAGGCAGCGCGCACCTGCCCGCGCGCGCTACTGATGACAAGGGAAAAATCACCACGACAGACGTGCCGGGTTGGGATGCGGTGGGTGCAAAAAAGGCGAGCGCCCCGACCGTTGGACAATGGCGTTCTCACACAACCAAAGCCGCTGAAAGGAGCGCTCAAAACCATGAAACGTGTACTGGTACTGATCCACTTCACCGCCAAGCAGGAAGGCCAAGCATTGATCGACGCTGGCACTGCAGCACTTGCTGCAGCTCGCGCCAATCTCCGGGAAATGGCAGTGTTCTTAAACTCCAACATCTGCTTCGGTATCGTCGGAAAAACCAACCAAGAGGTCAGCGACCTGCACAAAGCACTGTGCAAGGCCATAAGCCCCAAAGTGGGCGACAACATCAGCGTGCTGGAGCTGGACCTGAACATCATTTCGAACCATCCAGGTCTGACGGAGTGGCAATCCACAACGGTGATATCTGCGGACCGCGAAAGATCAAAGAGACAGAAATAGGCTGCGCGTCGTATTCCTCAAATATCTGCTTCAGCTGTGCGGTTGAAACCCGCGACTGCATGTTGCCAATCCAGTTGAAGGGCGGGCAAAACACCAGCCACGCCAAAAAGCGGGCCGTGCGAGATGTGTACTGGATGACAGGCTCAGACATATCGCACCCCACAATGGAAAAGGCGAGCAGCCCGCTTGAATACACTGATGGTTCTCACACAAATCAACTTCATCAAGGGGCAACTCATGAAAGCAGCAAACCCGTTCGACACAATGATCACCGTGCAGAAAAACATGCCCAGCGCAATGCGCGATGGCGCCATAGAACTGACAGACACGCTAGATTTGTGCTGGGCAGCAGCCCGAGCAGTGTTCGATACAAAAGCGGTGCCGGAACACGCGCTGGCGTTGTTGCCAATGTTCATGGCGCGGGCAGACGCGAAACGTCTAGAACAACTGACCGAGTTTCAAAAGAGTGTGGCGGCCGCATCTGGACCAGCCGCAAAGTCGAAACGTCCACGCCGCAGCCCAATGGCAAGCTGACCTCTGCAGCCAAAACATCCTCTTTGCTAGGGTTCAAACTGGCATCCAGCATGGGGATGCGCTGCAGGGGCAATAGACCGGCTACAAAAGCTTTAGCATCCATCTCAAGCTCCCTGCATTGCTTGGGTGGCGATCCCAATCGACTTACCATGCGCTTTCCACAACACACGAGCGAAAGGGACCGCCATGAAAACAAAAACCGTGACGATTGGCGAGCTACGCCTGACACTGCTGAACGAACTCAACGCCATGGACGACGCAGACGAAGTCTTCTTTGGATCAGGCGACCTCAGCCTGTATCGCCTGAAAGACAGAGGCCCGAAGACTGGGCCAATATTGGTGCAAATCGAGTTCAACGAGGTTTACTCCGTTGTGGCCGATCCGACATCAGACTGAATCTGACCGCGCAGCTCTGCCAAAAGTTTGGGAATTTCTTTGCTCAGCAACTGGCTATCGGTCAGTTGTGCATAGCTCGCGTCTTGCCGACCTTGGAAGAAGGAATGAAGACGCGCACAACCATTTGCGTCCAGCGTGATCAAGATGTGTGCAGCGCCGTCGAGTTTGCGCGGCTCATTGCGGTCAATGTGAATCAACATTTATGCCCCCTGTGCTGCGGTTTGTGTAACGCCCTGCCCTTGATTGGCGAGAGCTTGGGCCAGTTCGGGCCAGTGGTCAGCCCAATCAGACCGCAGTTCTTGCCGACGAACCAGCAATCCAGACTCACGCTCAATCCGGACGGCCAGCTCTGTTGCGCACGGCTTGTATCCATACATGACGTTTCGGAGGTGGCCAATGGTCGTTTTGCACTTGACCGCGAATTCTTCGCGCCGCTCAATAGGCAAACGCCGGATGAAGGTTTTAAGTTCCATTCCGACATTACACCATTAGGTATAGATTGCGTCAACACTTTTTGGTGTATGTCGCGTGATTAACTAGCAAGATGAGCGAAGACACTCTTATCAGAAAGGCCAATTTGCGGCGGCTTGGAATGACTGCCACTGAGTTGGCCGCGCTTGGGATTGGGGGGTATAGCTACTGGGCCGCGATCCTCCCAGAAGGAAGCACAAAAGCATTTGCAGAAAAAAAAGTTCGGCAGCTCGAGGCAAAGTTAGAGCTGGAACGTGGGGTAATGGACCGCCCGGGCGCCGACCTTAGATCCAAGCTGAAAATATGGAATCTACCGAGGGTTGATATCGATCGATACAACCTTCTAAGCGTTGAGGGAAAGGCTGCAGCTCAGTCTGCATTTCGTGCGGCTATTGAAGAAGAGCTGAAGCAAGACCAAGAATTAACTCTCAGGGCAAACGGCACAGACAGTTAAAACCGCCCTTCAAACTATATCTTGCCTACAGCCGAGACTGACAAATTGACGATTTTTTGGTTCAAAAACAAAGGAGAGGAAATGAGAAGACTTTTCACCGTCATAGCTGTGTGCGCTCTCGCAGGCTGCAACACAGCGCCAATCACACAGGCTGAACTTGATAACGCTGACTACGGTCAACCCATGACCGCTAAACAGTGCACAGATGTCGCCGAACAATTTGTTAGATCCACTTTAAAAGACCCAATGTCTGCACAGTTCACAAGCGGTGGGGCATGCGTCAAAGGGGCACTTCGCGACGGCTTAATCAGAGGCGGCACAACGCACTTTGGCTATTTGCAAACAGGCACGGTTAATGCAAAAAATAGCTATGGTGGCTACGTGGGATTTCGGCCATACAAAGTTGTTATGCGCAATGGAATAGTGGTGAGTGACTGTATTGGTGACCAAGATGGCATTTGCTACTGACACCAAATAACTTGATCACACCTCCAAACCAATCATCGACTGAAATGACACAAGCAACCGCCCCGCAAAAAGAGCCCGACCCGATTGAGCGCAGGGACTACCCGCCGCAAAAAAAATAACCGACTACCCATGCCAACAGCATAGGCACCGGGGTGAGCGCCGCCAGCAGATAGGCGCTATCGAGTGCGGCAGCGCATTGCGTGCTGGCCGCGCGGTACTCATCGGCGGCATCAGCCATTAGCGAGAGTTCTTGCTCACGTAAAGCCAGCAGAGCAGCCTTGGGCTGACCACCTTCTGCAATAGATTCAGCCTCAAATTTTTGCCATTCTTCGCCCTTTCGCAGAATGCGTGCACCAATACCCGCCCAAGTGCGCGCTGGACTGGTACGCAGCCCACGCACAGCCAGCCAGGCCGCCAACCCGAACCACCAAACAGCGGCCACGCCGCCCAACAGCAGCACCCAGGGCCGCATGGCGCTGTTGGCAATGACCAGCCCAACCATAGCACCCGCCCCACCCAGCAGCAACACCAATAAGTTGTGTGCTCGCACACGGGCAACATCCAGCGTAGACAGACTGAACTTGGCAGCGTCTTCGCCGCGTTTCTCCGCAAATTCGATCAATTCCATAAAAACTCCTTAGGGCCACTGTAGCCCGTGCACGCAACACCACGACGGTGCGGAAAAATATTTTACGCTAGTTACACCAAAAGGTATTGACTCAATCTATACCAACTGGTGTAATTCACTCCAGCCCGCCACCCCACGGCGGTTTTCTGGAGTGAAAAATGGCAACGACCCGTGAGTCAATCGCTGCGGCTAAGCACGCGGTTCTGGTGGCGCAACTCAACCTTCGAGTTCTTGAGTTAGCGCAAATCTCAGATCAACAGCCCGGCCACGCCGAGCAAGCCAACCAAGCGCTACTGGACGCCTTTCGGCGGCTCAACCCCGGTGAGCACCTTGTAGGCGATCAGATTTGCGTATTCGGTGCGAGCCTTGGCATCGACACGCAAGCCACGCCCGGCGCACCAGGCGGGGAAAGTGGCCGGGTCTATGTCTACACAGACAACCCGGACGCCTTTAGCCTCCTGAGCCTTTCTGCCTATCTCGGCATCCCGCAGCCACTCGTCGAAAGTGCGATGCAGTTTGTGACGGTCCTCAAACATGGCCATCAACCTGTCGAAATTCTCGCGCTTGTACCAGACCATGCCGATGGCTTGAACCTGTTGGCTCATGACATTCCCCGCGTAGTTGAAACCTGCATTGTGGGGGAGGAATCATGATGTCAACACCCACCGCCACCGAAGCGCCCGCACCAGCGCTCACCCCGCGCCAAATCGCCATCCAGGCTCAGCGCGAAATCACCCTTAGCCACTACTCGCAGCAGCAGCAAGACGCCGCGCTGCAGCTCTACACCGCTGCCCGCACCATGCTCGACACCGGTGGCGGCGGCACTTGCGCACGCTTGTTGCTGGGCCTGTACAACGGCGACCGCTTCCAGTTTGACCTGACGGACCTGCGCCGCCTGGATGACCGTCTGCACGACGCGGCCATGATGGTGATCCACATGGACAGCCGCCGCTGCTGGTGTGAGATCCATGTGCTGCTGGATGCCATCCTCGCTGTTCCCTACGGCAAGAGCACCGGCCACACCATGGAGCTGTGGGCGCACTCCCTGCGGCTCAAGGGCAAGTGCAACAAGGATGCCATCCCGGATCTGAAGGTTCATGCAGCATGAAGCCCGTGCACGAGGCCGCCAGCACGGTCATTACCACACCACAGCAGCGCCGACTGATTGAGCAGCTTGCGGCAAAGCACCTTGAAGAAGGCGGGAGCATGCTCTGCCAGGTGTTTCCCGACGGTTTGCGCCTGAGGGTGCTCACGCCCCAAGCAACGGCGGACTTGCGCACCGCCTTTGCCAAAGCCCTCGGCGAGCCCAGTCCCAAGGGTTTATTTCACTCTGCTTTTAGTGAACGCGGCGAAGGCGGTGCCGCATGACCCGCCACCGCCTCATCAACTGGACCCTGGCCGCGCTCATTGCCCTGGGCTTGAGCTGCACTTACCTGCTGGATGGCCCCACCGAGCTTGACGCCATCCAGGCCACGGCAGACAGCGTTATCGACGCCCAGATAGCCGCCGCTGCCGCCCGCACCACCCAACTCGTCCTGGAGCAACCATGATGAAACCCTATCCCTTGCCAGACCGGCGCAAAACACCTCGCGCCGGGGCTACCCCCAGCCCCACCACCACCCCACCCGAGGCGGGCAACGTGCAACTACCCGAGCCTGACGACATCTGGCGGGAGTTCCGCAACGAGCGCGTAGCCATCGCGGGTCTGGCGGGCTTTTTCTTTGGCCTGGGCTTCCTGTATGTGCTCACGCAGCCAATCTGGGGCACATCATGAACGGCGCCGTGCATACGTCTGCACAGGCTACTGCCTTGCTTGAGTACACCGGCACGCTGGTCAAAGCAGCCGAGGCACGTAGCCGCTCCTCCGACCTAGAGGGGCACATGGTGCCCGTGCTTTATTGCGTGATCCAGCTAAACAACGCCCAGCGCACCCACCTGGTGGCCGAGCAACGCTTCCCAGCGGGTGCACATGACCAAGCCCAGGCCGCTGCCAGGCGCCTCAAAAAAGGCGCCCAAATCACCATCCAGGCAGCAGTGTCAGACATCCGCCTTTTCGCGAGCAATGCAGCCCACATCCACGTCGTTCCAACCTGATTGAGAGATCGCCATGGCATCAGTCACCATCACCTTCACCGATACGCCAGACAAAACTGTGTCCGTCAAAACCGACGCTGTGCCCGCAGTCGGCAAGCCCCTAACTCCCGCCCAGGCTGCAGGCATGGATGCCTACATCCGCGCATGCCATCAGTGGGGCCTCACTGCCGATCGACTGGCCAAGCGGCTCGACGCCGCCGCCGTTCAGATCGCCAACTACGGCACCACCGCCGAAAACAACCGCAGGCAATGCCACGGTGACCACGCCGCCAACCCCACCCTCTAACCGCTTCACCCACCACCCAGAAAGCCAACCATGTCCACTCAAACCAAAACCCTGTCTATTTCCAATCTACCCGCCTTGGGTGAACCGCTTGAAGGCGGCATCTTTGCGGGCGTCATCACCACCAAAGACGGTGTGCACAGCGCTGTGATCCGCCTGCCAGGAAACGGCACCAGCCTCACGTGGAACAAGGCCATTACCTGGGCCAAGAAACAAGGCGGAGTGCTGCCCACTCGGCCCGTGGCTGCGCTGTTGTTTGCCAACATCAAGGCCACGCTGCCGAGCGGCTGGCACTGGACCAGCGAGGAAGACGACGCCTCTTGCGCCTGGTATTGCAACTTCGGCTACGGCTACCAGAGCGACACCCGCAAGAGCTTCGGAGGTGGTGCTGTTGCCGTCCGCTTGATTCCCCTCATCGCTTAATTCTTCAATCCTTTTTTTTAGGAGCCACCATGACCACCATCACCCTTGAAGCCATCGAGGCCAAACAAACCGAATTGAGCAAGCTGATTGCCCAGTTCAAAGCGGATGCCAATAAGCCAGTGCTCTGGCGCTATGCAGAAGCTGAAATTGAGCTTTTCCCAGGTGAGCGCTATGCCGGGCCGGTGCTCAACGAATCAGGCCATGTTGACCACCACTTGGTGCTGATGACTCAGCGGCCGCAAGGCAAGCTCACCTGGCAGGCCGCTATGGATTGGGCCGCCAGCATTGGCGGCTCGATCCCAACCCGCCAAGAGCAGGCCTTGCTGTACGCCAACTGCAAGCCACACCTCAAGCCCGAGTGGCATTGGTCTAGCGAGACACATGAGGAAGACGCCTCTTCCGCCTGGGGTTGCCTCTTCTACGGCGGCTACCAGAGCACCGGCCGCAAGAGCTACGAAGGTGGTGCTGTTGCCGTCCGTAGATTTTGAGATTTAGTCCTTCAATCCTTTAACTGAGCCGCACCAAGTCATGGCTTTGCACACCGAAATCCCAATTCACCGCACCGGTATCCGGCTGTTGGATCTGGCTATAAAAGCACAGGTTCAAATGCCGCGAACAGTCAAGCGGGCGTTGGGCGAGAAGATCACCCAGCACTGCGTTGAAATGCTGGACCTGATGGCCCTTGCCAATGCTACCCAGCACGAAACCCGCGCTAAGTACATTCACAAGCTGCTCGCTACCGAGCGCGCCATCACTGTCCTGCTGCGCGTCAGTCACGATGCCCGATACATCTCGCCCAAGCTCTGGGCTGAGTCCATCGAGCTGCTGGGCAGCATCGGGAAGCAAGCCGGTGGCTGGCTCAAGAAAACGAACAGGGCGCCTGCTGTATGACGGTCAAGGCCCTCACACCCGTGCGCACAGTGAATCTGGTCGCGCCGCTGGCCCACAAGGCCACCGACATGCACATCACAGACACCGCTGCACAAGTGCAGGCCCGGTCTGGTGCAGCCACCCACCTGATCGGCTCAGGCCTTCGGGTGGGCAGCCTCAATAGCGCGATGGTGCCTCTTACGCCTGGAATTGCAACTTCAACAACGGCAACCAGAACAACAACCACAAGAGCTACGAAGGTGGTGCTGTTGCCGTCCGCAGATCCACACCTGTTCTACCACCTGGTGCAGGCCTACCTTGATTGCCGTCGCACCAAGCGCAACAGCACCAGTGCCCTGGCTTTTGAGGCCCAGGCCGAGCACAACCTCTACCAGCTGTATGACGAGCTGTCATCCGGCACCTACCAGCCCGGGCGGTCTGTCTGCTTTGTGATCACCCACCCCAAGCCACGCGAGGTGTGGGCGGCACGCTTCCGCGACCGCATCGTGCACCACCTGCTGTACAACCACATTGCGCCGCGTTTTCACGCCAGTTTTGTGGCCGACAGCTGTGCATGCATCCCCGGGCGCGGCACCCTCTACGCTGCCAAGCGGCTGGAGCACCAGGTGCGCAGCTACACCCACAACTGGAGCCAGACAGCGCACTACCTCAAGTGTGACCTGGCCAACTTCTTTGTGTCGATCAACAAGGCCGTGCTGCTGGAGCAACTGCAGCGCCGGGTGACAGAGCCGTGGTGGATGTCGCTGGCCCAAGTCATCCTGATGCACGACCCGCGCCAGGACGTAGAGGTGCGCGGCACCCCTGCCGAGCTGGCACTGGTGCCACCCCACAAGCGGCTGGCCAACGCACCCCAGGGCTACGGCCTGCCCATTGGTAACCTCAGCAGCCAGTTTTTTGCCAATGTGCTGCTGGACGATCTGGACCAGTTTGTCAAACACCGCATCGGTGCGCCGACTTACGTGCGCTATGTGGATGACTTTGTGCTGCTGCACCACAGCCCCCAATGGCTCAACCAAGCACGCAGCCAGATTGAGGCCAAGCTGACCACCCTTGACCTACAGCTCAACCCACGCAAGACCATCCTGCAGCCAGTAGCGCGCGGAATTGACTTTGTGGGCCACCTGGTCAAACCCTGGCGGCGCATCACCCGGCGCAAGACCATACATGTGGCGCTGGACCGCCTGCAAGACATGCCCGCTGCCGACCTGCACCCAGCCGCCAACAGCTACTTCGGCCTGCTACGCCAAGCCACCCACAGCCACCACGACCGCACCCGCATTGCCAAGCTGATGCTTAAGCGCGGGCATGTGGTTGCAGGCGATATGACCAAGATTTACCGAAAGAAAGGCCAACCATGACCGCGCCATCCTCCCCCGCCAGTGCCATTGCCTTAACCGACCCCGTCACGCCCGCCGTGTGGGAGCTGGTGACCCAAGACGCTTTTGTGATTGCAGAGCTGCGGGCCATCGTCGCCAGCCTGACCAACCCACGCAAGACTTTTGACCCGGTCAAGCTCAAAGCCCTGGCCGACGACATCGCCGAAAAAGGCATGCTGCAGCCCATTCTCGTGCGTGCCTTGCCCGGTAGCCGGATGGCCGACACAGACCGCCACGTGCACCTTGAAGTTGTCGCTGGCGAGCGGCGGTTCCGCGCTGCAAAACTGGCTGGGCTAGAGAGCGTGCCGGTGCTGGTGCGCATCCTGACCGATGACCAGGTGCGCGAGATTCAGCTCACTGAAAACCTGCAGCGTGACGATTTGACCGAGCTGGAAGAGGCCGAGGGGCTTGAGCAGCTGATGCAGCACGCTGGCCTCACTGCTGACCAAGTGGGCGCCAAGATCAAACGCAGCCGCGCCTACGTCTACGCACGCCTCAAATTGCTGGATTTGTGCACCGAGGCTCGCACCGCCCTGCGCACCGGCGCCATTGATGCCAGCCGCGCCTTGCTGCTGGCCCGCATTCCAGACACCACCCTGCAGATCAAGGCGCTGGATAGCTTGAGCGCCAAGGATTACTCTGGCGATGTCAATCTGGGCTACCGTGCCGCCCAGGCCTTGATCCAGCAGCAGTACATGCTGCACCTGGACCGTGCCCCATTCAAGATCACCGATGCCAACTTGGTGGCCGAGGCGGGCAGCTGCAGGACGTGCAGCAAACGCACTGGCCACAACCCAGACCTGTTTTCTGACGTGCAAGGTGCAGACGTGTGCACCGATCCGCCCTGCTACCACCGCAAAGAAGAGGCCCACAGCGCCCTGATGCTGGCCAATGCCCAGGCCAACGGCCAGACCATCATCGAGGGCCGCGAGGCCAAGGCACTGATGCCCAACAGCTGGGGGGGTGTGGATGGTTATTTGCGCTTGGACGAAGTCCAAGACAGCCCCACCGACACGCCCCTGCGCAAGCTGCTTGACAAGCAGCTAGAGGCCGAGGGCATCAAGCCCACCTTGATCGCCAACCCGCACAAGGCAGGCGAGCTGATTGCCGTGCTGCCCAACACCCAGGTGGCCGATCTGCTCAAAGCCACCCAGCACGCCGACGCCGCCGAGCGCGTGGCTGGCAACCTTGAGCGCAGCAAAAAGGCCGACGCCGAGCTTGAGAAAGCCAAAACCAAAACCGAGTACGAGCAAGGCTGGCGTACCCTGCTGCTGGAGCGCACATGGGCTGCCATCAAAAATGACGGTGAAGATCTTGGGCTGACCGACAAGGTGCTGCGCCACTTGGCCATGCACTTTGCCAACGTAGCCAACACCGACCGCGCCAAACGCCTGTGCCAGATCCTTGACCTGGGCAAGGTGGCGCCCAAGGCCGCGCTGATTGACTACATCACAGACGCCGAGCGGCCACAAGACGTGCTGCAGCTGCTGATCATGCAAGCGGACGTCGAGTACCTGTCTTACATGGCCGAGCACTACCCAGACCGGCCGCAAAACGTGGGCCTGATGCTGGTGGCGGCTGACTATGGTGTGGATGCCGATGCCATCAAAGCCGAGGTCAAGGCCAAGATGCGCCGCCAGGCAGCACCGGCCACCACCAAAGACGTGATGTACCGCTGCCCCATGACCCACAGCACGTGGACAGGCCGTGGCCAAAAACCCAAGTGGGTGCAAATCCACCTTGAAAAAGGTGGAACCCTTGAAGAGCTGCTGCAAGTGCCTCTACCCCTTACCCCCGCTGCGCAAGCGCAGGGTGTGGGTAAGGCGAAAAAACCAAAAACCACAGCTGCGCAAGCGCAGGCCCTGATTGCCGCTGCGCTGCAGGAAGCCCAGGGGTCCACTCCAGGCGCTGAAGCGCAGGGCAACAAAGCTGACAGTAGCCAGCCAGTAGCCACGTCCACCCCGCCCGTCGCTAGCGCTCCGGTCGTGGCGGGTGTGGCTCTGGCTGTGGATGCGCGTGTAGTGGTGACCAGTGACCTGGACAAGCTGCCGGTGCACCACCACAAATGGGCCGGGAAGGAAGGCGTCATTCAGCAAAAGCTGGGTGCCGGGGCGTGGATGGTGAGCTTTCGTGGACGCAAGGGTGGACTAGCCAGCCTTGATCATTCTGAGTTGACGGTGGTGACGGCATGAGCACAAAACCCCCAACCCCACGCCAGGCGCAGGTCATGGCCGCCCTGGACAAGCTGACCGAAAAGACCCGCGAGGCACTACTCACTGCCACCGGCCTCAGCCGCCAGATGCTTGACCGCGACCTGGAGCGGCTGGCTTACCACCGGCTGATCACCCGCGAGCGCACCGGTCCAGACCAGCGCGGCGTGCTGCAGCTGGGCATCACCATGACAGGCCGCCGGGCAATGGCTGACTTTGAAGCGGCAAAGAACCATGTGGCACCGCAGCTGGTGCCACCCCGCCGTTTCTTCAGCAGCAGCATCGCCAAATGGCCCACCCAATCTGCTGATCCGTTCGTCCGCAACAACGGAAACCGGGACGTGCCCAGCCGAGGTGTCGGATGCTGACCATCACCGTTCCCCAAACAAACCCACTTGGCCAGGCCATCAAGGCGCTGCGCGAGGGCGTGGCCACAGAGCAGCAATGGCAGTGTGCTGCCACCGCTGTGGCGCTGGCCAGCAACCGCCAGAACAGCGTGCGAGGCCTGCAGGGGCACATTCGGGCAGCAGACCAAGCCCTGCAGGTTATCCATGCCAGCGCCCTGCACGCCGGTGGCGGGCGCTGGGCGTGCGTCGTCCCTCAGTTCCAGGAGCTCGACGCCCTGCAGACGTTCATGGATCTGCACGAACTGCAGACCACCCAACCCCACCCCGCCCGCACCTGCCGTGCGCGGCATTTTGAAAGGCAAGCAGCATGAGCTCAGACATTCTCACCCGCGCAGGCACCTATTTCGACTTCATGACCCCCGAGCGCAGCCACATCGACATCGACACCATTGCCCACGCACTGGCGCATATCTGCAGGTTCACCGGCCACACCAGCAGCTTTTACAGCGTGGCGCAGCATTGCGTGCTGGTCAGCCAATTGGTGCCGCCAGAGCACGCGTTGGCGGGCTTGCTGCACGATGCACCAGAAGCCTACATCGGCGACGTGGCCGCGCCGCTCAAGGCCCTGCTGCCCGATTACCAAGCCATCGAGGCCCGCGTAGAAGCTGCGGTGCTCGGGCATTTTGGTCTGCCTGCAAAGCTGCCGCCATGCGTCAAAGTTGCGGATCTTGTGATGTTGGCCACTGAGCAGCGCGACCTGATGCCCCCGCACGATGACACACCGTGGGACTGCATCGACGGCATCCCAGCCCTTGCCCAAAACATCGTGCCCATGCAGCCCTATATTGCCCGCCAGATGTTTCTGGCGCGGTTTCATGAGCTGATGACCACACGGGGGCAAGCATGACCACCGAAACCCTGGCAGATGCCCTACCCAAAGAGATGGCCCGAGTGCGTGAAGTGCTGGGCCACTATAAAGAAATCGGCCCCGCCGGAATGATAGGCGCAGCCTTCATTGAGCAAGACCTGCGCGAGGCAGACCAAGCCGTCATGTCGGGTGACGTGATTCGAATGATCAGGTCACTAAAAACTTTGCAGGGCATTGAATCATGACCAATAAAAACAACCTGGTCGAGCTGACTGAAGTCAAATGCTACAAGGTCAAGGCCCTGGCCACTGGTAAAGAACTGCCGATGATGGTGGTGTCATCTGAGTGGAACGGCCTGCAAGAGCTGCGCACGATTGATGGCAAGCCTGACCAAATGCTGATCATTGCCTCATCAGAATTTGACGGACTGGCGGGCCGCGTGCGCGTGCTGCTGGGCGGCAATCCCGTCACCGCTGTGGTGCTCAAAGGCTCGCCCGACCTGCTGGCCAAGCTGCAGGAACAGCCAGCAGGCGACCACCTGCAATCCCACTCGAGCGAGACCGGTCCAGGGGGTCAATCATCATGAGCCCGACACAACTGCGCCAAATCGCAGACGCACGCCTGACCACCAGGCGCAAAGCCACCTGGGCCGAACAGGCCGAGCAGGCCCTGAGGTCCGCCGCCATCGAGCTGGAGCGCGTGCTGCGCGAGCAGCAAGCCCGCCAGCCGATGGCGTTGCGGTCGTATGGCGGCGACACCGGGGGAGTGGCACTGTGACCAAATCCCGCAACGTCAAAGCGGCCAGGCACACTTGGACCGCCGACGAACTGGCCGTGATTCGGGCGCAGTACGCCAGCAAAATAACGTCAGAGATAGCCGCACAACTGGGGCTGCCAGTGCACCTGGTGTACAGCAAGGCCAACAGAATGGGGTTGACCAAAGGCGCCGACTTTCTTGCTACCAGCAAATCAGGTCGCATCCTCAAGGGTGGCAAGCTGGGGCAGGCCAACCAGTTTGTTCCTGGCCAGAAGCCTTGGAATGACGGGCTCAAAGGCTTCCAAGCCGGGGGCCGCAGCGTCGAAACCAGATTCAAGCCGGGCAACTCACCGCACACCACGCTGCCGGTGGGTGCCTACCGCATTGTTACGCACTGCAAAGGCTCCAAACACCTGGAGCAGAAAACCAGCGAAGCCAAGGGCGGCAATCACATGCGCTGGACCCCTGTGAGCCGCCTGGTTTGGGAGAAGGCAAACGGCCCTGTTCCGCGAGGGCATGTTGTCGTATTCAAACCCGGTCAAAGCACCCTGGTGCTTGAGCAAATCACCATTGATCGACTGGAGTGCATCACCCGGCGCGAGTTAGCCAGGCGCAACCACCCCAATAGTTCAAACCCAGCTTTTGCCCGCCTGATCCAGCTCAAAGGCGCCATCACCCGTCAAGTCAACCGTATCCAAAAGGAGAGCCTTGCACCATGACCACAGAAAACACACCTCACATCGACCAGGTGCGCAACGCTTTGCTGGCCACACTCGCGGATCTGCGCGACCGCACCAACCCCATGGATCTGGACCGCGCCAAGACAGTGGCAACCGTGGCCAGCGTGCTGGTGGATACTGCCCGGGTCGAAAACGACTACCTCAAGATCACTTGCCAAGACAGCAGCCAGTTTCTGCAGCAGCCTCCACCGGCAGCCGATGGCCAAGAATCCACCACAGTGCAGCCAGGTGACCGCAACGGCATTACGTCGATCACTCAGCACAAGCTCAGGGGTTGATCATGATAGGCACACAACCCGAAGGCACCATCAGCAATGTCGTCATCAGCGCCGTCTCACACGAGGGGCTGAGCGTCACCGTGAATGGCAAACCGGCCAGGCTGGCCATTCTTGCGGACGATGGCCAGATCATTGCCGAAGGAATCCAGGTGGCCAAAGAAGCCGAGGCCGTGGCGCTTAACTGCTACCGCAACTTCCTCAAAGGTCAAGGCTATCTGCGCGTCAACAGCGAGCTGATTGCGACCAAGTAAATCAGGCACGGTCACCGCCTGTCTATGGTGGCCAATACATCTAGGAGAACCCATGCCAGAGAAATTTAAGTTCAAACTGAATGAACCAGTGACCATTGCGGCAAGCGGTGAGCAAGGCATCATCATTGGCCGAGCCGAGTATGTTCACAGCGAAAACAGCTACTTGCTCCGCTACAAGGCGGCAGATGGCCGCGCACAAGAAAGCTGGTGGACCGAGAGCGCGCTGAAATAGCCAGGCACACCACCAAATGAAAAGCCCGCTTGAAGCGGGCTTTTTTACGTCTGCAATGATGGTTTATATTAACTATCTTTAGCGCAACCCAGACTGACGAAGCCAACTTTCGGCGCTTGAGCGCCCGGAGAAATAACACTATTCATGCACTACTTATTTGAAGATCGAGACTAACTTTTAAGACCAAATGCACCCAGCATCTGCTCCGTTTGCTTTTGCATCTGTTCCTGCATTTGGGCCAGGATACTTTTGGACTGCTCCAAACTCCCCCCCATCATGGCTTGCAGCACGGGTGGCTGCAAATTCACAAACTGCGACCACATCTCTGGAGTAAATCCTTTGGATTGCTCCGCAAAACGGGTTTGTACATCAATAAGCATCTGGATGTTTTTCTCAAGATAGCCACCAAGCATGCCCTGCATTGCATGACCATAAAAACGGATCAAGCTCTCGAGTACAGGCGCGGTGAACATAGGCGACCCGCCAGCTTCTTCTTCCAGAATGATCTGCAGCAAAATGCTACGGGTGATGTTGTCACCGGTCTTGACATCCGTCACCTCAAAAGGCTCGCGCTTCATCACCAGTGCCTTGACTTCCAGCAACGTGATGTAACTCGACGTCATGGTGTCATAGAGACGTCGATTGGGGTATTTCTTAATGATGCGCTGGCCTGCCGCCGATGTTGATGAGGCGTTATTCAT